AACTGCAAGCCGCCTTGCTTGAGCTGCAACTCCTGCTGCTGCATCATCACCAACGGGTCTTGGGCTTGTTGAGCGGCCTGCTGTTGTTGCGCCTGCTGCTGGTTTACCTGCAACGCCTGCTGCGCGGCCTGCGCCATCATGCTCGACAACGCCTGCTCAATCTGCGGCGGTAAGTCCTCGTCCTCGGGCGGCAGGGCCAAGCCCAACTGCGCCTCGATCTGCTTGCGGTACTGGTAGCCCGCGTGTTCGGCAACGTGCGCCATGAGCGCAGCTTGAATGACCGGGGCCTTGGGGTTCTGACCGATGCTGGCCGCAATCAGCGGGTCTTGCAGCATGGACATGTGCACCGCGATGTGCGCCTGATGGTCTTGGTTGAGAAACGCCTTGACCGGGTCGCCCTTGAGCACCGCCATGTTCTCGGTCACCGGGTCGCGTGGCTTATGGTCTTCCGGCAGGGGCACGAGCTTGTCGGCGTTCTTGATGCCCAGAATCTCCAGCATGTTGCGGTGCAACTGGGGCATGTTGTAGATGTCAGGCGCAGCCTGTGCCATCTGCATGACCGCCTGATACTGGACGACCCGCTGGCTCATGGTGGCTGCGTTGGGGTCGCTGACCGGGATTACGTCCACATGGTCGTAGTCTTCTTGCTTGGCGGTTGGGCCACCAACGTCCGGCTCGTAGTCGTACGCTGGCTCCGTGTAGTCACGGATGATTGCCGCCAGCAACCGCAGCTCCTGCTTGAACGTGTAGTGCAGTCGGGCCTGCACCGCCGACATGACCTTGAGCTGGCGCTCCAGCAGAGCCAGTGTTGTGCCCACCGGCGCTTGCCCCGACATGTCGCTGATCTTCATGTCCGCCGTGGACGCGAACCGACGGCCTTCTTCTACTATGTTATTCAGCAAAGTGTATAGAACTTGGCTGGGCTCTTTGTACGGCAGCGGCAGGATGTTGTCGCGCAGCGCACCGGAGCCGATGTCTACGTCGCGGAACTCACCGGGCTGGATGGGCGTGTCGTCGCCCTTGATGCGCAGGCCACGGGACTTTAGACCACCGGGCAGGTTGGACAGCGTACCGGCATCCACCAACTGACGCATGATGCTGGTGGCGCTCTTGGCAAACCCACCGATGAGGTGGAACAGCCCGAAGCCGTACGCACCGAAGCCGGGGATGTACTGGTAGTGCACAAAGTGCTGGCGCTTCAGTTTTAGCTCGTCGTCCTCTAGGTAGTTGCGACGGATGGCCAGCACATCGTTGCTGCCCTTAATCATCGTCACCACGTACGGCAGCGCGATGCCGGTCATGCCTTCTTTGTCTTCGTCCTCAAACCCGGTGATGTCTAGGTCAACGTGGACTTCATAGACCGTGTACCGGTCGTCGTTGATGTCGCTGAAGCCAGTCTCTTTGTCCTTGGCCTGCTTAATGTCGCTCGTGTTTTTGTCTGCCTCGGGTAGCTCAATGTCGCGGTAGAACCCAGCTTTCTGGAGCTTGACAATCTCGTTCTCGGTCTTGCGCATGACGTGCGTGATGCGGTAGCACGTATCCAAGTCGGTTGTCCCGTACGGCAGGATGATGTCCTCTGCCGGTATGAACATGGAGGCCTGACGCCCAAGGCTGGGGTCGTAGTAGATTTTCTTGAACGCTGAGCCCGTAGCAGGCAGGCTCCACAGCATGCGCTCTTGCTCGGGGCGGAACTCGCGCATGACCTCGGTCAACTGATAGTTCATGTCCTCTTGGACGCGTTTGGCAGCCTCGGTCTTCTCTGGCGTTTCCTTGCCAACGATTTTCGTACGCACCGGCCCTTGGGCGGGGAACATCTCCGTGATGGTCTCCGACTGGAAGCGCACCACGGCCTCGGTAATCATGGGGTGGAACACGCCGCTGGCTCCTTGCCACGGCTCCGTGCGGTCTTCGTACTGCAAGCCCAAGAGCTTGATGCCCTCGGTGTACGCCTTCTCCCAGTCCTTACGGCTGGCCTTGTCGTTGTCAATGTCGCTGGACAGGTCGCTTGCAAGCTCCTGCAAGTCCCCGTCGTCCATCAGGTCGGCCAAGTTTGCGCCAAAGTCGTCCGCATCGTCACCGGGGCGGATGGAGATGTCGAGTTCTCCGGCGTGGATGTTGACTTCTTCGGGGTCAACAATCTCAATCTCGATTGCTTCTTCGTCCTCGGCAAGCGCGTCTATGCCCAGCGGTGCTTGATATAACCCTTTGTCAACATTGGTGGCCATGTTTATTTCTTTCAGTAGTATGCGGCTGCACGCCGCCTAAAAATCTTCGGCTCATCCTTCTCGTCGGAGTCCAACGGGATGAAGCCGCCTTGTCGATAGCGCAGCAGGGCTTGGGTTGTCGTGTCCACGTAGTCGTCGTTCTCCCCCACCGGGAAAGCCGCAATCTCTTCAATCACCTCACGCGCCCAACGTGTATCGGGAGCCCACACTTTACCTGATGTAAACAGATCGGCTACCGCGTTGACGCGCACCATCTTGTCGTTGCCCCGGCTGGGGCTGAACTCTTGCACCGGGATGCCCATCTGGCGCAGTTCTTGGATGAGTGGGGCTCCAGCAGCCTTTTTCTCCACAATGAACGCGTCGGGCTCCCATTCTTTGTAGTGCCGCAGCGCAACGGTCTTGAGCTCGGGGAAGGCCATCCGGTCTTTGAAGGCATCCAGCAGGATAAGCTGGGGGGAGTTGCCCTCTTCCTCGTTGTACCAGACGCCCCATGTGGTGCAGGCGCTGTAATCGGATGTGTTCTTGGTCTCAAACGCCGTGTCCCAGCTCTGGAGGATGTACTCGCACTTGGGCGGGTCTTCTGGCAACCAAATCCGCCAGCTTTTGCGGGAAATCAACGCCGAGTTGTCCAATGTCGGCTGTTGCATGTACTGGGCGTTCCAGTACCGGGGCTCAATGCTGGCTTTGGTGGTCTTCAGGGACTCCAGCGTCCACTGCTCGGGCCACAGGGACTTCTCCTGCGGGGTATCTTCGTTCAGGATGGCCGGGAGTTCAACGATTTCCCACGGTAGGGAGTCAGGATTCTTGATTTGGTACGTCAGCAGGCGTCCGGTCAGGTCAAGCAGCGACCAACGGGTCATCACGATGATGATCGCCCCTCCGGGCATCAGCCGTTGCAGCGGCCCGGTCTGCATCCACGACCACGCAGTGTCAAATGCAAGGCGGCTGTTGGCTTTTACGTCTTGTTCTGAATGCGGGTCATCAATAACGAATAGATCAGCGCCGCGCCCAGCAAGTGCACCGCCGACACCGGCGGCGTAGTACTGCCCACCGGCCCCGGTTGACCACTTACCGGCTGCTTTTTGATCGTCTGCGACCCTTGTGTCAGGGAAAATCTCATGGTAGTCCTCGCTGTCCAACAAATTTCGCACCCGACGACCGTAATCCTCCGACAAACCCGCCGTGTGGGTCGCCATGATAATCTTTTTCTCGGGGTATTTGCCTAAAAAATAGGCAGGAAACAGGTATGAGCTGAATTCAGACTTGCCCATGCGGGGTGCGATGTTGATGATGACGCGTTTTTTGCGCCCCTCAATCACATCCGTGAAGATTTTGGCCAGCTTGCGGTGGTGTGCGCCGATTTTGAAGCCCGGATAGGTGGCGGTGGCAAAGCCCAGCATGTTATGTTGCGCCGCAGCAAGCGAAACACGTTTCTCCTGAACCTCCAAGTCGCTGAACAGCTCCATCTTTTCTTGGAGCGTCATGGTCGGCAGCGCCTTCATCAGCGCTTCCAGCTCTTGTTTGTTGAGGGAGGTGAGGATGTCAGGGTTCATCGGCAAGAACGGCTTCCTGTATATCGACCACGCCCATGAACCGATTGAGTTTTTCCTTGATGCGCTGTTCCAACTCGGTGTCGGTGAGCGATTCCTTTTGGATTTCAATCTTGTCCGTGAACAACCCCACCTCGGTCACCTTGCCAAGTAGGCCGAGCGCCTTGAGACGGATGTTCGCGTTGGGGTTTTGGGTTTCTTCAACCAATTTGGCAACTGTATAGCCGCGCAGCTCTTTGGCTTGGTTGACGAACTCCCAGTCGTATGCAGTCAGCATGCCCACCAAATGTTGCACCGCAGCAGGGGTCTTGACCTGTGCCAGCGCAGTGTGGGTAATTTCTTCCGGGGATGCAGAAACTAGATTTGCAAAGGTCTCTTGGGCGGCTTTGGTGTCAAGGGCGGTGGCCAGCGCTTTGCTGTCTACCGCGCCCATCTTGGTGAGCCAGTTGGTGGTATTGATCTTGGCGTCGAGCAGAGTGGTGGGGTCAGCTTTTCTTACCGCTTCCACGGGGCGCGGGCGGTTGGGTAAGACCTCGGGGTCGAAATCAATCAGGTGTTCAAACATGCGTAGGTGTTGCGGCCTCGTTCGGCGCAGTGTATACTAGATCGCGGTAGGTGTGCAACTCTTGTGCATTTGCTTCTCCTTGGTAGCTAACACTACTTTTAAATCCCCGGCCTTGAACACCGGGGATTTTTTTTAAAATTTTTACGGCCTGCCTGTTTTTTAAGCAGGGGGTGGGTCTGGGATTTGGGCGGTTTAGGTAGACGCCCGACACGGCGTCTGTTGGCTTGTTGCTCGGCCTGCGTAGCCCAACGACAATTATCTGGCGTGTACCCCTTTTCATTATTTTTACGGTCTATGGATAGGGCTTCGGCTCTTGGCCCCATGTCTGCGTAAAAACACTCCCATCCCGTTTTTTCATTTTCTCCAAAACGCCAACGGTCGCACACAGTAATCCCCTTGGCTCCGTACTTTATATATGCGGGGGTTTTTTTATTGTAACAACGCGCCATCATGGCTTGATACGATTTACGTGTGTAGTCTCTGCGTTCT